GCCGAAGTCGGGCACCTGGCTGCTGGAGCAGGGCGAGCGCGTCACCACCGCCGAAACATCGGCCAAGCTGGATCGGACCTTGAACAACGTCCAATCCAGTCTATCCGGCGCGGGAAATTCTGCCGGCGGCGCAGCAGCGGCAAGCCCGATGAACGTCAACGTCTACGAGGCCGCCGGAACCAGCGCCACGGTGCGACAATCCAACGACGGCCAGAGCCTGGACGTGATCATTGAGCAGGTCGAACAGACCATTACGGGCCGCATGGACCGGGGCACCGGGGTTGCCGGATACTTCGACCGGCGGTATGGGAGGCGGATCTAATGGAAGCATGGCCGTCGAGTTTGCCGCAAAGCGTGCTGGTCGATTACGAGATTGAGCCTCGATGCGGGTTGACCGACGAAAAAGAGACGCGCAACTCCGAGCGGAACCGCACTTATCCCGAGCGGGACGCCACGTTTCAAATGGTCATGACCGCCGCGCAGGTGCAGACATTCCGCTCATGGTGGGACGGAACCCTGAACCAGTGCGCCCCGTTCACCGCGCCGTGGCTGGAGGGTCTGGGGTACAGCTTTCATTTCCTGCGATTTCGCGAAGATCCCTCATGGTCGAACATGGGCGTCGGGTATTGGACCGTTACCCTGCCGGTTGAGATCATCGCCGGGGTGGAAACGACCGCCGAGGGCGATCCGGTTGTCTATGTGCCCGAGGAAGCCGAGGGTGCGCCCTATCTCTGCTTGTCGTTTGACGGGGACGATTACGTGTCTATCCCCAATATTCCCGATTATGATTTTGGCGCCAATCAGGATTTTTCCTATGTTGTCGTTTTTCAAACCGACGACACCACGCGTTGCGATTTGCTAGAAAACGGGAATGGAAGCCTGGAAACTGACGGGCGATGGTCGTGCCTCTATATTTACGACTCTTGTTTTAAAGCGTCAATCGATGACGGCACGAACGCGGTCTGGGCGGGCTCTGGTTGTGTTGTCAATGATGGGAGCACCCATGTCGGGATAGCCACGTATGACCGGGACGGAAACTGCCTTGTATATGTGGATGGCGACCTAAAAGCCACTTGGGACATAAGCTCGGTAGGGGATATTACGAATTCGAATTATGGGGTTTCTCTGGGGCGTCGTTCCGGCGGGAAACCGGAGGATTGGTTTGAGGGGAAACTATTTTTTATAGGGATTTACAACCGAGTTTTAACACCTTCGGAGGTTGCCTCGTTTGATCGTGAAAACCCGCCAACCAGCGGTCTTATCGGGAGGTTTGATGTTAGCGATAGTTCTGGTACAACCTTGACGGATAGTTCCGGCAACGACAACGACGGCACCATTGTCGGCGCGACCTGGGAGGAAGCGTAAATGCAAACCTGGCCCACAACCCTGCCCGGCCCGCTCCGGAAAATAACGGGCCATCCGGGCAGCAACATGACCCGCCAAAAATGGCAGAGCGGTCGCTCCGAGGTGCGCCGGTTCGGGGCTGGCGCGCCTGACCGCGTGCCGGTGCAGTTTCGGCTGCTCAACGAAGATGCGGCGACGTTCGAGCATTTCTTCGATCGGCAGGCGAACCTGGGCGTCAATTGGTTTTCCGCGCCGTGGCTGGCGACGCTGGGCTATCCCTCGCACGCGGCGAAGATTGTCGGACATCCGAAACGCAAGGGGGTTTCCGGCCGCTGGTCGGATTATTCGGTAACCCTGTTGGTCCAGGAGGCCGCCTATGTGCCTGACGACACGTTCTGGTCGTCCGCCGGGCCGGGCGCGGGTAGCGGCAGCGGCGAGGAAACGGTCGAGGGGTTGGTGGTGGCGTCGGGGACCAGCGGAACCGGCGTCCTCGTAACAGAGTTACCGGCCGGTCTTTATGCGACCAAAGTGGTGTGCCTACGTGTCGCCGCAGTCGCTTGCGCCCTAAAAGCCGATGGCACCCTGCGGTTGTGGGGCGATGCGGATTATATCACCTCTTACTTGTCAGGCTTGGCATCCTTGGGCGGCATAGTCGATATTGCCGCCACCAACGGTGGGGTACTTTACCTGACATCCGCAGGTGTTGTCGGGGGTGTTGGATATCAGTGGTCTGGAGAATTGAGTCCGCCAGCCTTGACCGGGGTCACTGCCATAGACTCCGACAACGTCCAATGGGGTTGGGCGCTTAAAGAGGACGGGACAATCGTATCATGGGGCGAGAATGATGATACGTTTATCAGCAACCCCCCGTACGCCCTTGTGAATGGACATTGCTATGCGATGGGTGCCTTGGATGCGGACGGAAATTTGGTCATAGCGCCTCCTTGCACGGACTATCTGAAGAACCTCCCTACGTTCTCAACCGACATCGCTACTGTTGCGCTGTGCCAAAACGGTGGCCTGGCGCAATTAACCGATGGGTCGTGGCAGGGGTGGGGTCACGACAATTACACGCCCTCCTGGAACGGAGAAACATATTACCCCCCCGCCGGGTTGGTCGCTACGGATTTAAGAGTTGGCTACAGATTCGCTCTGGGGCTGCATACAGACGGCACCCTGGTAGGGTGGGGACCGTATAATTACACCCCTTCCTCGAGCCTGAAATTTCATAGTTTCGCCCATCCTAGCGATTGGTCGTGTGTCGGAATTCTGATGGAGGACTAAATGAAATACGCACAAATTAACTTCGATACCCTGCAAATGTCCGGCAAAGTCCAAAATCTGCCGACCCGCTGGACCACGCCCGAGGGCGTGACGATCAACAATTTCAACCAGCTCCCCCGCGCCGCCCTCTACGGCCTGGGCTGGGTGCCGGTCATTTACGAGACGATCAGCAACCCCGAAACGCATAAACATTCCCTCGCGCCGGTCTACGACGAGGATAACAAACAGTTCGTGTTTCCGGCCGTGGCCCGCGATATCGACCTGCTCAAAACCGAGTCCTGCGCCGCGATTGACCAGGCGGCCAGCGACGCCAGCGCCCGTTACATTACGGTCGGTGCCGGGCAGGAAGCCCGCTATCTGCTCAAACAGCAGCAAGCCCTCCTCTGCCAGACGATACTGGCGGACGAAGGCGACCCGACCAAACAGTGCCCGATGATCGTCCAGGAGGCGGCGGCGACCGGACAGACCGTGGAGCAGACCGCGCAAACTATTGTCGATCAAGCCGCCGCCTGGCTGGCCGTGGCCGCGCAGATCGAGGCGGCCCGCATAGGCGGCAAGCAGGCCGTTCAGACGGCCACGGATAACGTGGCCGTCATCATTGAACGCGACGCGGCCCTTGCCGAACTGGAGGCGATATGAGACGGCAGGAAAGGTCTTATTCGGTACGGATTCACGAGCCGCCGGGGATGGAAGTGCAAATAAAGCAATCTGACAATCAGAACGTGAGGGTGATCGTGGGCCGACAGGCTACGAGACGCAGAGCAATCGACCGACTGCAAATCATGATGTGGGCGAGCTTCGCCGTGTCCGCCCTGGCGGCCCTGTCGCTTTGGTGGTGATCCATGGACATGTCCGACGCCATTAAAGAGGCCTACGCCTACGCCGATCCGACCGACACTCTTTTCGAGACGTTCGAAATCAGCCACAGTTCATGGTTGGCAAACATTCTGCTGGTGGATTCCGACCGCGGACTGTCCACCCCGCAGGGCGATTTTCAACCAATGACGATCAAAGCCAGCCTTCCCGAGACCGAGAGTTCTGTCCGGGGGCAAATGAAGCTAACTATCAATTGTCTGCCGAAGGCGTACCGGGACAAAATTTATGCGGCGGCTCAAGAGGCGGACCCGATTTATGTCAAATATCGGCAGTACACCGGCCCGGACGTGGCACCGGACGCGGAATTGCCGGTCTCTTTGTCCGTGTCGTCGGTCGAGTTCGAGGGGGATTTCGAAACAGTGATTACGTGCCTTTATCCCGATCTGGTGAACATCCCACTCTGCAGGCGGATCATGACCACGACGGCGTTGCCTGGGGGGCGGGTGTGAGCCATTGGGCGGCGAAATACATCGGCCGGCCGTGGACGCCGGAGTGTAACTGCTATGAGTGGTTCCGAAGGATCACCCGTGAGCAGTTCGGGCTGGAGCTGCCGGCTATCAATTTGCCACCGGACCACATGACCCGACGGGCGGCGCGGATTATGAACACCGGCACCGACGATCTGTTCGGCTATCGGCCGACCGACACGCCGGCCGAGGGCGACGCGGTGTTTCTGTCCGGCAACGGCCGCACGTCGCACCATATCGGTATGGTGATATTCTCCGGCCGCAGAATGATGGTTCTGCATGCGCTGGATGGTATCGGGGTGGTGGCCAGCGACAGGCCGGGCCTACGAGCAAACGGCCTGACGATTAAGGGATTTTGGACCCATGAGAATACTGCACAGCACGAACCCGCTTAACCCGACGGACGCGACCGCCTACGAAGTGCCAGCCGGCATCACTCCCAACCAGGCCATTACTGAGTGCGGGCTGTCGTTCGTCCGGCCGGTGGTTCTGGTTGTGAACGGTGAGGCTTGGGGCCGGGCGCAGTGGAACAGCCCGCTTCCATCCGGCGCGCTGACTGTTTTTGTCGAGATTCCGCAGGGAATGGCGGCGTTTTGTATCATCATGGTAGTGCTGGCTGTCGGAATGTTTCTTTACGCCACCACCCTGGCTCCGGACGGCACAGCCGAAACCAGCACGCCGGATTCCATTTACTCCTTTTCCACCGGAAGCAATCGGCTTCGGATCGGTGAGCCGTTCGCGGAATCGTTCGGGCGGCAACAGATATTCCCCGACCTGGCGCAGCAATCCCATATCCAGAACATCGACAACGATCAATACCTGCACTTTCTTGGCATTTTGGGGGTCGGTGAATACGACGTCGAGGGCGTGTACGTTGAGAATACGCCGTTAACCGATTATGCAGACAGTGAATACAATATCCTGCCGCCGGGCACGGCACCGACGTTGATCCCGAACGTGGTATGGACCTGCAACGAGGTATCCAATCAGGAACTGTCCACGGACTGGATCACCTATACCGTCTCTGCGGTTGACACGGCAGCGTATCACTTGGAATACGACATCACCTTTGCCAGCGGATTGGTCAAGTACAACAAGGAAGGAAAGAAGCGAACGCGAAGCGTTACCGTCCAGGTCGAGGCCCGCACCGTAGATGAAACCGGCGCGGCCACGTCGGACTGGACGACGTTGGACAGCAAAACATTCTCTGCCAGAAGCAAGGATCCTCTGCGCTATTCCCGTAAACTGCCCGCACCTCTTGGTGCGGGTCGGTATCAGGTGCGAGTGCGGCGCACCACCGAAGCCAGCGACAGCAGCCGGGTCATGGACAAGACAACGTTATCCGGCCTGCGAGCCTACGGCGGCACACATCCCGACTATGGCGACGTGACGATGATCGAGGCCAAAATCAAGGCCAGCGACCAGCTCAAGGGCGACGCCGGATCACAGATCAATGTTGTGGCAACGAGAAAGCTCTACCCGGTGACCGCCTCCGGATTCGGCGGGACGCTGACCGCGACACGCAACATTGCCGACGCCTGTGCCTATATGGTGACAGCAGATAACGGCGGCCGGCAGGCTGATTCCGTGGTGGATTTTGAAAGCCTGTACGATCTGCGTACCATCTGGGAGAGTAACGAGCATTGTTTTGATTGTCGGTTTACGTCTTCGACCCCCGTCATGGATGCCTGCGCCACGGCGGCTACCTGCGGGCGGGCTGTGCCCTATATGCCGGGCGGTTTGTTTTCCATCGTTCGTGACGAGATTCAGGCACTGCCGACCTGCGTGTTCAGCCGGGACAATATCAGTGGTCTGAAGATCACCTCCAGGCCCCGGACGCCGGACAGCCCGACCTGCGTCAATATGACCTATGTCAACCCCGACACTTGGGAAGAGGAGGTGGTTACTTGCCTCGATCTGGGCGGCAGCGAGGACAATCCAAGCGAAGTAACGCTGGATGGTTGTCTGAGCCGCCAGCAGGCGTATGAAATGGGGATGTATCTGTATTGGCAGGACCGGCTGGAGCGGGTAACCGTCGATTTTACCACGGGGCTGATCGGGCACATCCCGAGCCTGCTGTCGAAAATCTTGGTGCCTAACACCATGATCGACTGGGGCCAGGACGGGCTGGTGATGGCTGTCGAGCCGGGCTTGATCTGGCTGTCGGAGCCGGTTGATTTCGGCGGTGCGGAGGAGGGCGCCCTGTATATCAGCTTGCCTGACGGCAGCAGCGGCGGCCCGTATACCGTGACGCCGACCGATTGCGCGCATTGTGTCGCGGGGACAATTCCCGACCTGCGAAACATGAAAGAAGACGATCTGCGGGCCGCACGCTACGTGTTTGGCCCGGCTGAGCAGGATCCCATGTTCGTGCGTGTCGGCAAAATTCAACCGTCCGGCCGGGACAAGATCAAAATTACCGGCACCGTGATCAACGACGACGTTTATGACGACCCTGGAACCGCCCCGGCGGTCGGGTCGGTGGTTGGCACCTTGGCGCTGCTGGCCGGCATCTCCCTGGCATATACCGGCGAGAGCGGCGGCGATCATGCCTTTATGGTGTCGTGGACAGGTTCAGCCGCCAAGGTCAAAATAGAGCTGGACGAGGGCAGCGGCTACGCGACGCTGGAAGATAACTACTCCAGCCATTCCAAGGCATTTACCACCACGGCGGACAGCATCACGGTTCAGGTCACACCTTATGACGGTGAGACGTTGGAAACTGGTGATGCCACGACGGAGAGTTATGCTTTCCAGGCGGCGCCGACCGGCCTGGCCGTGGTCGCCGATGATACCGGGATCAGTGTTTCCTGGGACGCCCACAGCGGGGCGACCAGCTACGATGTATCGATCGAGATTGACGGCGAGGAGGTCCTGGGCACCGACACTGACGAAACATCGGCGACCGTCACCATGCAGCAAATGGAGCTGGAGGGCGGGCCGTGGGATTCGTTTACCGTTTGTCTGTCGGCCAACACGGCGGACGGGCCGACGGCTCAGGCATCGCAGGCGGTCAATGTGGGGGCATTGGCCGCGCCGGCAACGGTGGACTTGCAGGCCAGGCTGGCGAACGGCGTCAGCCTGTCGTGGGACGAGGTGACCAATGCCGCCGGGTATGTCGTTTGCTACGACGATGCCGACAGCGAGTTTACGCCAGCAGCGGGCAACGTTGTCTATCGGGGCCAGCAGCCGGCGGCGACCATTGGTGGATTGACCATGGCTGGTAGTTATACCCACCATTTCAAGGTGGCGGCGCTCAGCGGTTACGGTGATGAGATCGAGGCCCTGAATTTTACCGGCGACCTCGAGGTAACGCCGGCGACCGACGACGTATCAATCCACACGGTGACCGGCACCGGAACCTTCGACGGACCGACCGGCGGCAGCAGCTACACCTACCAACTGACCGGCACGGCCAGCGGCGACGGCGTGACGGTCACGGCCGACCTGACCGGCGGCGGATCGGGCAGCGCCTGGTGCTCCGGCGACGGACAGGGAGGAGCGACAACGGCAAGCCTGACGGCGCTGTCCTCCGGGACCGGAAACAGTTGCACGGTGACGATTTCGGGAGGGACGTTCAGCGGAACACTGATGATGACGCGGGCCGGCTGATAGGACGATGGCATTGCCAGGAGCCGACCCGACCGAAACGCGGCGGCTAAGATCAACGCTTGCTTTTGAGCGCGTTAAGCCGTGCCCACGCCTGCGGAAATCCGGCAAGATCAACGTGCATATCATGCGCGCCCTCCGGCCATGAGTGATAGCGGGCGCGGACCACCCGGCCGGTCAGCATCTGGTCAACGATAGCGGCGCTGTCGCCATCGCCGGACAGGGGCTTGTGGTCATCTACCCGGACCAGCCAGCCGCGCCCCGGATAGGTGTGGTAGCCGACCGACATGTGGGGGCCGCTATCGTCGAAAAACATGACCTTGAACGGAGTGTCCCGGCTCCCGTAAGGCTTGCCGTGGTGATTCATCGACCGGCCGAACGTACCGGCAAAACAGGTGCGCATGCCCGTCACGCTGTCGGTGTTGCAGCGCACGGACCAGTTATCGCTATTACTGGCGGCCAAAGCAGAGGGCACGGAAAGCAGCGAAACGAGCAGGCCAACAAACAGGCTTTTCACGAGATCGATTCCTTTCGTCAAAGGGGTTGATCTTTTTTTATACCCGAATCGGGCCGGCGGCATTGTGATGCCGGTCACATTTTAGGAAAGGAGGTGATCGGATGGGAATAGCAGAGATCAGCGCCTATGCATCTTTGGCTTTATTGATAGGGTCCGAAGTGTTGGCCGTGTGCCCGAAGCTCAAAAGCAACAGCTGGATGCAGCTGGCCGGTAACGTCTTGAAGAAAGTAGCGGGCAAATCGTGACGAAAAATCATATCAAATATCGCAAGGGCTACAAATATCAGCTTGCCGAAGATTACAGCGTGCAGACAGACATTCGGCCTGCGTCGCGGATAGAAACGCGCTACATAATCTTAACGCCTGACGGCTGGTTGACGATCTGCGCCGGCTATGCCTGGGACGGGGCCAGCGGTCCGACGTGGGACGACGATAGCAATATGCGGGGGTCTGTCGGGCACGATGCGCTTTATCAGCTGATTCGCGTAGGGCTGTTGTCTGCAGACCACAAACGCGCGGCGGATGAGTTGCTGCGCCGGTGGTGCATCGAGGACGGCATGTGGTCCGTGCGCGCTGATGCGTGGTTCTGGGCGGTTGACCGTTTCGGCGGCGCGAACGTCAAGCCGAGCAGCGCGCGGGAAACGTTAATTGCGCCGAAAAAACACGCCGCAGTGGTTGCGGCATAAAAGGAGGCAGTTTTGAAGACAAATACAATTTCATTTTTGCTAGTTTTCGCTTTGGTCGCGTTGTCTGGTTGCGCGGCGAGTCAATACACCGCGACAGGCGCATGCGTGGAAGGCGAAAGCATTATCCTTGCCGTCACGGGGAGCAATCCTTCTGCTTTGGATAAAACACTTTTGGCGGTCAATCTGGTTGACTTGGAAAAGGGGACGTACACGGCCGACCAGGCAACCGAAATGCTGGATGGTATCGAGGGCGTTTTGACGGATGGGGTTAGTTACCTGGGGCTGAAACAATACCTTGATAGGAAAATCGCGGCCGCTGCGGTCATCGTTTTGGGTGACAGCGTGGACAATATCGCGCAGCAGGGCGCGGACACGATTATCAGCGATTGCGATAAGCAGTTGATCCTCGCCCACATTGAGCACCAACGCGCAATCGTGGCGCTATACTAACCGGCAAGGAGTCCACATGACATGCAAGCAGAACCAGCAGCCGGTCGAGTTTTGCCAGTTCGCGGATGAAGCCGCAAAGAAAGCAGTTCGGGACACGTTCGCAATTCTGGGGGTGGATATTGACAACCCGGTCCAAGTGGCCGAGTTTCAGGACGACTTGAGGTTCGGGCGCAAGATCCGCCGCAGGTTTGAGCAGGGCATAGGCTCTGCTTTTCTTGTCGTGCTGGGGATGATCGGCGCGGCTTTTATCGCGGGGCTGAGTTATGGACAACATTAAAATAATCGAGTTGGTCCGACTGGAGGAGTCGGACCGGGGAACCTTCGGAGTGCTGCGAATTAATAAGCGGGTTTTTTGCTGCACGCTGGAGCCGGCGGACCGCGAGAACCAGGCGAGCGTGTCGAGCATTCCGGCACAGCAATATATCTGCCGGCCGTATAAGTCGCCGACGCACGGCAAGACCTTTCAGGTTCGCAACGTGCCCGGCCGTGATCATATTCTTTTCCATGCCGGCAACCTGGCGAAGCACACCGAGGGCTGCATCCTGTTGGGCGAGCACTTCGGCAAGCTCAAGGGCGACCGGGCAATCCTGAACAGCGGCGCGACGTTCAAGGCGTTTCTGGCCGAAGTAGGAGAGCGGCCGTTCCATCTGACAATATACGAAAGGTTCTAACGGGGGCGGCACTTGTCGTCGACGCGGAGCTCATAAAATTAGCGGTTGATTTATTGGACCCGTGCCGCGATAATGTCGCCCTTACAGACCGGAGCGGCCATGAAAAACGCGCCCCTAAGCCGACAAGCCGGTCAAATTCAAGTCAAATCGACGACAGGGGCAGGCCAAAATTTCTTTGATTTCAATATGTTCCTGGTTGCATTCGCAGCTTCCCAAGCTGAAGGTCGCGGGTTCGAATCCCGTTTCCCGCTCCAAAAAAATAATCAGGGGTTAGGCAGTTGCCTGGCCCCTTTTTTCTTACCTGTTCTCCGGAGCGGAAGGGGGGGCGTTGTCCTCCCGATAGCATATGTGATAACGTGAAATCCGTTCCCGCTTCGCAGAGCGAGTGCATGGCGAGCGAGGTTGCTTTTATGTCTCAAGAATGCAAAAAAACCATGCTGCGCTGTCCGCAGTGCGGTAAGTTGACCTTTTGGGAGGATAACCGCTACAGGCCCTTCTGTTCGGCGCGTTGTCGTGTGGTCGACCTGGGGGCGTGGATCGATGAGGAGTATCGTCTGCCAACTCAGGAAACACCATCCCATGATGACCCGATGCGCGGCGAAGAAAACTCATAAATCAATAAGATAGATAGGTAAAGTTTATGTATCACCTTACTATAATTACCCACTTTGCGGCTGCCCACAACCTGATGCATTACCAGGGAGATTGCGAAAATCTGCACGGTCATAACTGGAAGGTCGAGGTTACCGTGGCGACGGACCGCCTGAACCGCGCCGGGCTGGGGATCGATTTCAAGATTCTCAAAAAGGAAACCAACCGCATCCTGGATCAGCTTGATCACAAGTACCTCAACGAGTTGCCGGCTTTTTCCGGGATCAGCCCCTCCTCCGAAAATATCGCCCGTTTCCTGTTCGAACAGTTGAGCGGGGTTTTCGATGCGGACGCGGTGCAAGTGGACAGCGTAAAGGTTTGGGAATCGGAAAATGCCTGTGCCAGCTACTCCCAAAGATGACCTCAAACTACTGGAAGTGTTTTCCTCCCTCCAGGGGGAAGGGGAGTTGGTGGGCCGCCGGCAGATCTTTCTGCGCCTGGCGGGCTGCAACCTGAACTGTGCCTATTGCGACACGGATTTCAGTATTCAGCCCTTTTGCCGGGTGGAAGACGCACCCGGCTCCGGCCGGTTTCGCAACATTCCCAACCCGGTGTCGCTTGAGATCCTGACCGACATACTGAGTGACTGGGTTTCCAGGGGCAAGGGCGTGCATCATTCCATCAGCCTGACCGGCGGCGAACCCTTGTTGCAGGCCGCATCATTGTCGACCTGGGCGGCGGCTTTGCGGGATATTTTGCCTTTGCACCTGGAAACCAACGGGACGCTGCCCGGGCAACTGGCCCCGTTGCTGCCCCATCTCGACTGGATTTCCATGGATGTCAAATTGCCCTCGGTTGCTGGCCAGCCAGCCTTATGGAAAGAACATCGGGGTTTTCTGGCACTGGCCAGCAGAAGATCGTGCTGGGTTAAGGCTGTCGTGGGGGTGCGGACGCCTGTGGATGAAATAATCGCTCTCGCCACCATGGTGCACGACGTGGCGCCCGAGGTTTCGGTGATTTTGCAGCCGGTCACTATCCAAGACCGGGTGGAAATGACCGCGGCGCAACTGCTTGTTCTGCAGACCGCCGTGGCCCGGATTCATGCCGATGTCCGGGTCATACCCCAGACCCATGCTTTTCT